GTATGCAAAGACTCCTAATGTTGCTGTGGTAGTCAAAGCAGAACATCACTGCATGACACACAGAGGCGTTCGTGAACATGAAAGTGATATGACTACTGCAATCATGCTAGGTGCTTTCCAATCAGATCCTTATCTAAAGCAAGAATTTTATGACATATGCCTTAGTATGAAAGGACATCGATGAAAACATTAAGATATTCTGAAGCATTCTATTCAGTACAAGGCGAGGGAAATTTTATTGGCACTCCTAGTGTATTTTTACGAAGCTTTGGCTGCAACTTCCGTTGCCAAGGCTTTGGACTGCCTAGGGGTGTAAAAAGGAAAAAGTACAGCGACGAAGTACGTGCGTTCTTAGACGACGGTGTTTTGGAAAATGTGCATCGCTTTGAAGATTTACCTATGGTAAGGACAGGCTGTGACACATACGCAAGCATCTATCCAGAATTTAAAAAGTATATGATGGATAGGACTGTCGATGAAGTTGTAGAACATTTGCTTAGTTTGACACCAGAAGGCAAATGGCAAATGGATAATGGACAGGATATACATTTTATACTCACAGGCGGAGAGCCGTTGCTGTGGCAGAGATTTTGGATAGAACTATTCAAGCATCCAGGCATGGCAGATCTTAAAAATCTTACAATTGAAACAAATACAACACAACCGCTTAACAGTAAATTTTTCTCGTTTTTATCTGAACAAGAGCAATTCAAAGTTACATGGGCTTGTAGTCCTAAATTAACTGTAAGTGGAGAAAAATGGAGTGATGCAATTAAGCCTCAAGTAGCTTGTCAATATTTGAATGTACGTAACAGTAAAATGTATCTTAAATTTGTAGTAGCAGACGAAACTGATATAGAAGATGTTAAAAAAGCTGTTGATCAATATATAGAAGGTACAGTAAATGTTCCTGTATATGTTATGCCAGTAGGTGGGTGCAAAGAAGAATATGGTGTAAATAAAATAAATGTAGCTGAACTAGCACTCGAAAAAGGCTGGAGGTATAGTCCTAGGCTGCAAGTAGATTTATTCGGAAATAGTTGGGGTACATAATGTTAAACTGGTTTAAAAACAAACAAAAAACACAAATGTCACCTGAAGAAGAGCGTAGATCTATCCTTGCAAAAGAAAAAGAAATTGCTTCAAAAAAAGGTCTAGCGTGGGTGGCAGTGCTTGACACCCAAGTTAATCCCGAAAATATTCGCAATGGATTCTTTGAATTAGATTGGAACAATCAATTTATTGAAGAACTGATTGATGCAGGCTACACAGGTGAAACAAATGAAGAAATTGTTGATCAATGGTTTAGGACTATTGCTACACAAATATTAAATGAACAAGGGGTTGACAACGACCGCGGAATCGGGTATATTAAAGTATAAACAATCTAATCTAAATAGATATGGCAACTTACATTCTAGTTGATAGTGCAAACACATTCTTCCGTGCTCGCCATGTTGTACGTGGCGATATTGAAACAAAAACAGGTATGGCACTACATGTCACACTTAGTTCTGTTAAAAAAGCATGGCAGGATTTTAACGGCGATCATGTAGTATTTTGTTTAGAAGGTCGTAGCTGGCGTAAAGATTTTTACGCCCCTTATAAGCGTAATAGACAAGAATCTCGTGATGCACTTACCGAGAGAGAGGCAAAAGAAGATCGTGCATTTTGGGAATGTTTTGACCAATTCAAAGACTTTATAATAGAAAAAACTAATTGTACTGTATTGCACGATCCACAGCTAGAAGCAGACGATCTTATTGCAGGTTGGATACAGCATCACCCTAATGACCAACACGTTATTATTTCAACTGACGGAGACTTTGCTCAACTTATTGCTCCTAATGTAAAACAGTACAACGGTGTAACAAATCAAACTACAACAATAGACGGATACTTAACAGAAAAAGGTAATCCTGTAAAAGATCGCAAAACAGGAAAACCTAAACCTGCACCCGATCCAGAATGGCTACTATTTGAAAAATGTATGCGGGGAGACACTAGTGACAATGTGTTCAGTGCATATCCGGGTGTCCGTAAGAAAGGTACAAAAAATAAAGTAGGATTGCTTGAAGCATTTGACGATAAAAAAACAAAAGGTTTTAATTGGAACAATCTTATGCTGCAACGCTGGGTTGATCACGAAGGTAACGAGCATCGTGTACTAGATGACTACAATAGAAATGTTATGCTATGTGATCTAACTGCCCAACCTAAAGAAATAAAGAAAATAATAACTGACAAAATACTAGGTGCACCTAGTAAATCTGTAGGTCAAGTAGGAATCAAATTTATGAAATTCTGTGCAAAACATGAATTAAATAGATTATCTGAGCAAGCAGAAGCATATGCAAAAATTATCAACTCTAGCTATAACGGAGACACACAATGACAGTTCACGCAAAAGAAATTATAAATGGTAAATTTTGGATTTTAGAAGACAACGGAGTAAAAATTGCAACATTATCAGTAGCTGATAATAAATTTTTATTAAGTGATAAAAAAGGTACAAAATTTTTTGATAGTATAAAAACAACCGAAAGGATAATCGGTAAACAGATAATCTGGGACAAGCTTGCTATTACAGAAATAAGCTGTAAAGAAATTTATGGCTATGAAACTTCTACACATCCTTATAATCCAATCTACAACCTTAAGTTAAAATTACCACTTTTTACAAAAAGTTCTAATTCTAAAAGTTTATATTGTGCAGGATATTATATAATCAAGTTTCCTAAAGGCTGGGTAAAAAGTTTTTGTCCAAAATTAATTACATTAGAAAAATATGAATATAATGGTCCATTTAAAACCAGAATAGAAATGAAAGAAAAATTAAGATCTAAAAATGAAACTTGAAAAAATAAATACAATTCCAATCGAAAACATTATTTCAATGATTAAAACTGCTGAGGCTAGAAATGATAAAGAAATAAGAATACCATTAAAAGAATTAAAAAATTTATCTCACAGTTTAACGTTATTACTCCTTTATTTAAATAATGATTTAATAACTGCATTACAACAAAATGTTACCAAATCTATAGATGAATCTATAGAAATAAACTTAGATGGTGGAAAATCTTGGTAATCTAGTATAAATATTTGTGAAATAAGGAAAAGTTGTGAGTAGACCAAAACCTTTTGTTCTTTTAGAACATACAGATAAAAACACATATAAATCTGACCAAATAATCCAAGCAGAGGCAATTTGGGCTGTATTTTATAACAATCATCCCTTTAATCTCAAAAGTTTGCACAGTTTAACAAACTATCCAGGTCCTAAATACAAAAAAACATCTTTTTCTAATCCAGGACATGCTATAGCATTAGCAAATAGATTAAACAAAATGTTTGATACAACTAAGTTTACTGTTGTAAAATTACTAGCAGGAGAAACTATATACAGTGACAAATAAAACAACGTATACCAAAATTTTTTTAAAACAAGCTGATATTGCTATATCTCCGCCAACTTTAAAACTTTACACAAGGAAATGGTGGCAAAATACTAGAGATAAAGACAAAGGAGGAATGCGCTTAACTGAAGAAGGATTTGATTTTTTAAAAAATCAAATCGATTTACGATTTTATGAAATACCTTTGCCTAGAAAGCTAAATTTGACTACACAAACTATTATTTTCCTTGATCAATTTATAACCTGTCCTTACTTTCTAGAGCAAAATAGTATTTTTGTTACAGATGAAAAGAAGTCTATGGAGCTACATCTTTTTAGTGGTGATTTAGAAAAATACGGATTAACAAAGGCAATGAGCAGATATGACTGATAAAGAATTACAGGACATACTAGCCGAACTGTCTGATAGTCCATCTACTTTCAAAACTGCTATAGAAACGTATAAAAATATGTCCGAATCTGACCTTAAACGGGAATTAGGCAAACAAATTAAGCAAGCCAAAGAAAATTTTGAAAAGCTAGACATAATGCTAGAAGACTTGCAATGGGACATAGAAACTGAACTTGTAAATCAAATTTTAGAAAAAAATTCTCAAAAAAAGTCTTGACCTTTCCTACACACCTGCTATACTATTATTATGTTGCGTAACAGAGCGCAACGCATTTCAAACCTACTAGGAGATACTAAATGGATACTGCACGAACACTTTCCCCAAACAAAGCCAAGTCACGTATTTCACATGCTATCACTAAGAAGCGTCCAGTATTCATTTGGGGGCCTCCAGGCATCGGCAAGAGTGACATTGTGCATCAGATTGGCGAGGCACTTGATGCTCACGTTATCGATGTTCGATTGAGTTTGTGGGAACCTACCGACATCAAAGGTATTCCATATTACTCGGCTGAAGATAACAAGATGAGCTGGGCTCCTCCAGTTGAATTGCCTGATGCTGCTATGGCTTCGCAACACAAATCCATCATCTTGTTCTTGGATGAGATGAATTCTGCTGCACCTGCTGTACAGGCCGCTGCATATCAGCTTATCCTTAATCGTCGTGTAGGCGCTTACGAACTGCCAGACAATGTTTATATTGTTGCTGCAGGTAACAGAGAAACTGACAAGGGTGTTACTTATCGTATGCCTGCTCCGCTTGCTAATCGCTTTGTTCACTTAGAACTTGCTGTAAGCTTCGACGACTGGTTTAACTGGGCTGTTGACAACAAAATCCACAAAGATGTTGTAGGCTTCTTGCAGTTCGCCAAGCGTGATTTGTATGACTTTGATCCAAAAAGTCCCAATCGTTCATTTGCTACTCCCCGCAGTTGGAGTTTTGTAAGTGAATTGCTTGAAGACAATCTTGACGACGAAACTACAACTGATCTTGTATCAGGTTGTGTCGGCGAAGGTCTTGCAATTAAAT